AGAGCTGTCGCAGTAGCTGTAGCAGAAGAAGGACTTGGATTTGCTCCATTTGTGTCATATTCAAAAGTTTGGTCTGCAATTGTTAAATTTACTGCTCTTGCATCATCCCCTGCTGCTCCGTCTACTCCTTGTGCCCCTGCAACTCCTGCAGTAATTACGTATACTATCTCAAAAGAGTAATTAGTACTACTATCTGTTACAACTTTTGCAAGTATAGTATCTCTTGTAATATCGGGTTTAAAACTTTGTTTAAATATTGAAGTTCCTGAATATGCTCTCGGTACAACTGTATCTAGCTCTAATGAAGTGTCGGATGTTATTCTATTGATTCTTGCCATAAAGCGAGTAGATCCTGCACTATCAATAATAAACAAATCTCCTATATTATAATCTGTTAAAAATGTAGTGCTTGACCCTGTTACAGTTCCTTCCTCATTATCTATAGTAACAGTTCCTGTTGCACTTGATATTCCTGCATTTGCGGCTCCAACTTCTGCAAAATATTCATAGTTAAATGCATTTCCATCAGCATCTTGTGCTGCAGTATCAGTTTTTAATTCTACTGCTTTTAAATGATCTGAAGTTGCATCTGCATCAAATAGTAAATAAGCTGTTGCACTCGATCCCATTCCTGAAAAAGCTTGTTCAGTATTTCCCGTACCTGTACTAGAAAATAAAAATTCTTGTTCGTTTCGAGACAAGAATGTATAAGTAGATGATCCAATTGAAGCTACTCCAGTACTTTCGTCTATACTTAGTGCTTGATTTAATGCTCCTCCTGTAAATAATCTTCCAATCTGTGTTGGTGTTGGTAGTCCTTCTTGATTACCTACTTCAATAGATTTTTGAACAGTTGCTGACTTCATTTGCTCTGTATTTATTGTTCTAATTCTAAAAGTAAAGACTCCATAAGAAGAAATAGGAACATCTATAAAACTTGTATCTTTTGTTGCAAATATTTTTTCATAGACAGGTCTGCCACTTGCATTATGTTCTATTTCATAATAGTTTAAATGTTCATAGATAGAATTTACAGCATTTCCTGATGAATCTGTTCTTATGCTTGTAGGGTGCTGCCATTGCAGTCTTATAATTTTTGCAACTCCTGTTACAGAGGTATCATCTTCTACACTTGGATTTAAATCTTGTTTTAGTGATAAAGTTACGGATTTTGGAACGGGTACTTCATCTGTATAAGAAGGAAGTTTTCTAATTGGTTGTTCTTGTTGTAATTTATAGCCTCTATCAACTAAATCAAATTTACTTACTTCATATTTTATTCCTGTTATTTCATATCTTCCTTTTGAAGATTCATTAACTCCAGTAATTACATATTGTTTTGCAGAACCATCATCAAGAGAACCATCTGACTTTATTTCTTTAATTGCCCAAGGCATGTCTTGTGCAGGTGCACTACTAAAGGCGCTTGATACTTGTATTGCAGTTACAGAACTTCCTGTACTTGAAATTGTTTTTGTTTCAACTCTACTATTTGGATTCCAATTTAATACTAAAACATTTCCGCTATCGTCTACTGCATTTGAAGCTTCTGCACTTGTATCAATAGTTACTAGAGTGCCCCCAACTGTTGCTTGCGGGATGTAGTCTCCTCTTGTATATGAAATACTATTAATTGTTGCACTTTCTTGTCCAAGAAAAGCACCACCACTTGGATATACAATTGAAAGTTCAAAAGTATTACCGCTTGATAGATTTATAGCACTATCTACATTAATTGTAGTAGTAGTATTACTAGAAGAAGTTCTTCCACTGAATCGTATATGATCTCTATCTGCATCTTGTACATTTACTACATCACCAGGTTTTAAAAATCCGCCATTAAAACTAGTTTCGAAACTAATTCCTTCAGTTTCCATAATTTCTGTAAGTAAAGTCCACTTACCAAATCTATGAGCTTGACCTCGAGAAGTACAACCAAAAGCCACAACATCTTTAGAAACTATTTTTCCAGTTTCGAGTATATTATTTGTATCTTCTACAATCTCTACTGCTTTTTTATACATAGAGTCTGGGTCATTCCAAGTTACTCGTACTTGATTACTTCTATATTGAGATTTTGTAGATGTATATGCAAATTTTCCTGCAATTACATTTGATTTTGAAAAAGTATAAACAGGACTTTGAAATCTATTTTGAGAAAATTGTATTTCACCATTTAACCAAAACATCATTCCTCGGAATATGCTTGTGACATCTTTTAGTATTTTTAAGGCTTCTGCTGCTTCTGCTAAATACAAATTGCAAGTAAAACGAGGTTCTGTTCCTCCCTGTCCATCACTTACAAGCTCGTCACAATATCTTGCAATTCTATATAATTCGTATTTATCAATCTGTGAAGCATCAAAATATTTTCCAACTCCATATCTATCATTTGTTACTAAGTCATAAAATACCCATGCTGGATTATCTGTATAAACAGGTTGATGATTTACGTGTGCCGCATTAAATGTTGCTTTATCCCCACGAAAATTTCCATCCCATTGTTGGTATGAATTTTCATCTGCACCAGTAGTTACGTTTCTATCATATCCTGCAACACTTCTATTTCCTTCTGTTCGAGGAAAGTAATTTGTAGGAACTTGTATTAAGCGTCCTCGTACATGATAACCACGAACAGGCAATTTTCCAAAAGACTGTGCATCAAAAATAAGAGCACCATAAGCAGATAATGGATATGAAAGTTTATCGTCTATTATTGCTTCAATTGTTTGTAAAGTACAAGGATTATTATGATCGTAATCTCCATGTCGTGCATTTGTAGGATTTACTCTTTCTATTTTTACTTGAAAGTCGGAGAAAGGTTGAAATTCTTCCATGTTAATTGTAAAAGTTTCAATGAAAGGTGCTTTTGTTTCTGCTTCAACAAAGCCAGTATTCATTCCTAAACGACCTCTAAAATTTGAAGTTTTTCTGCCTGTAGGTCTTGCAGTAATTTGTGCATCTGTTGGACCAAATATCTGTACTTCCGTAAAAGAAGAATCTCCTGCTCGTTTAAATCCTAAAAATATTCGTAACTCAACATGTGCAGGAGCTTCATGTCCAGAGCTTTTTTTACTTGCAAGCATCATGGGAAATTTAAAAGTTAATTTAAGTTTGTCTATTTCGGGCTGATTATTAATACCCATTGTACTAGCAGAGATTGTAGTAGGAGATGCAGTTGCATTTCCAGTTGTTGAATGATATCCCCCACTTGTTATATTACTTTGACTTCCTGTTATAGAAGATAGATCTGTTTGATTTATTTCTGTATTTGCAGAATGTACAATTGAAGCGCTTCCAATACCTGGAAAATTTTGAAGAACAGGTTGATCTCTATATCCATTCATAAAAGCATATTGAAATGCTCCATGATTATAAATAGGAGTATCTGAAATATTTCTTTTTGGAGTAGTTGTAAACGCAGTAACATTTGAAACATCCCTTACATCTGTTCCTTGTGCTGATATATTTGATATGACTGCTGTTGTTGAATTTGTAATTGAATCTATTTTTCCTACTTTATCCACTGTTCCGTCTACATTTGATACTGTGGTTGAAGCAGGTAAAGCTAGTTGCACAGAAGTTGCTGAAGTAAAAGCAATTATTTCTGATCGAAGAACTCCGCCATTTACTCCTGCTCCGCTTACTGTTACGAATTGTTTCATTCCATCAACAGTTCCCGGTATGTAAACATCATTTGAATTAAAGAAACTTGAACTTGCAGTTACAACATTACTTCCTGCAGTCATACTTAGTCCACTTGAAATAGCTTTCTTTGCTCCCGCTATATTTATATATCTGTCCCCATCATTTACTGATAATCCACTAAACATAGTTCCTACATTATCTACAATAGTTAGTGTGCTGGCTGTAAAAGAAGCATTTAAACTTTCTGCAATATTATGTTTAACTCCTGCGGACCCAATGGTTGCTGCAGTTTGGTCAAGATAAATAGAGTCAGTGCCATTTACAAGTCCTTGAATTGGACCCTCTGATATAAGATCATAAACAACTGCTGTTTGATACTCGTTTGGACTATTTACTATAGATGAACTTGACCCGGCTCCCTGAGCCTGCCCACCATTTGTTAAATTATAAAATCTACCTATATTCTTCATTTACTTTGTCCTGACGCTCCATTTCCGCCCCCACCTGCTCTATTGTGTCCACCTGCACTCTGTCCTGAATCTCCGTATGAACCATTAGGTGAACTTGAATCTGGAGAAATAATTGTATATCCTGTCTGTTGATAACTTATTTTATAGTCTATAAAGCCAATATTTGTAAGTGCTCCGCCTACTATGAGTTCTCCATAGAGTAAAGGCACTGGTATTCCTTGTTTTGTATTATTCTGAGGTCCGTCAAAGAGATAACTATCTCCTGCTTCTGAAGGACTTTCCGGTGTCATATATCCGACAACACCCGACATTGCGAGCCCCACACCAAGTGTTGATATTCCCCAAGCTGCTACTTGTCCATACGTTGCTATAGCCATTTGGGATGCTTGTGTAGTAACTCCAGTTGTATTTGCAACCCCTGCTGCCACTTGTGCTTCTGCTGTTAATGCGTCTATCCAGCCAGGTCCATATATAATTAATATTGCTCCTACAATTATTTTAAATACATCACTAAAACCTGCTCCTGCTGCTTTTGGAGTTATTACTACAATGTCTTTTGGTTTTTCTAACATAACAGAGTAACCATCTTCTAAGAATTCTTCTCCATTAAGTATATCAAAATCAATCCCTTTTTCTGCGCTCTCTACTATATATTGTTTGAATCCTTCTGTTTGACAATCAATAAGTTTAAATATATCACGAAAGTTAGACGTAGCCATATGCCAGTCCGTTCCAAACTTTTCTCCGAGTTCTCCCATTAGCTTAACGTGGGTCATATATTTCTACTCCTTTATCTGGGTATGATACAATTAAATATGGTATCTGTAATGCTTTTGCCGAGTCTTTATCAAGCTTGCTTGGATGACAATCTTGCATATAGTGACTATGGACTATATATTTTATTTTAGAAATTAACTGATACTTGCCTAAAACTTTTGCGTCAATTTCAAATTGATTTTCTTCTGTGGATATATTCTCACAAGGAATATATTTTTCTTCGTTATTTTGCTCAACAATAAGTCCACACATTTCACGAGGTGCCTCGGCAGCTGCCTGAGCAAATATTTCATCGAGAAATTTCACTGAAAATTCTTTGAGCCTGGAAAAGCTCCAAATGGTAATGTTACTGTAGTATTTATTTCTGCTTTTGCTCTTGAAGTTGTTGAAGTAATATCTACAGGTGAAAAACCAAATCGTTTTCCACAAGAAGTTAATGATTTTCCACACTCATCTGCTCTTCTCCAAAAATTATTAAATCCTGGTGCATTTCCCGAATGAGTGACTTTTGTTTTCCAAGCATAAGTTTTTCCACCACTTGTATAAGTAACAATATCATTTAATTTATCGTCTGTGTAAGCATTATAAGTTGTACTATTTGAATATGCTCCTTGATGGACTCTCACTCTATCAAATTTTGCATTTGAATCAGAAGGAGTACCAAGTGATGTTTTTGTTCCTGCTACATTTACTATCCAATATTCTGTTATACTTGCACTTGTAAAAGAGCCATCAGTATTTACTTTGACTGCTGTTCCTGATGTGCTTATATAATCACTTACTGCAAAACTTGTACTTCCTCCAGCTGCTGTATAGTTTGTAAAACTTCCACTTGCAGGAACTATATACTCGTCATCTAATGTAACGTATACTGTATGTTGTACACCATTTACTGCCGATCCAGAGGTAGAGTAATTCTGACGTGTAAACTTACTTTCTCGATGCCAACTACATCCACCACATTTTTCAGATTCGGCTAAGTCTGGGCTTGCTCCAGTATATTCCCAAGGACATGCATTAGATATAATTTCTCTTGCTGGAATCTTTATACCTTGTAAATCAAAAGGAGCAGTTAATTCGTATGAAAGGGTTAGTGCGTCTCTTGCATTTATTTTTGATATTGTCCAAACTTGTCGTGTAAATTCTACTGGAGTATTTCCCGAGCCTGGGTCAGAAGCTTCTCCTTGCAAATACCTTTTTAGTGTTAATCTTCTTATAACTTTTTTACCTAATAAGGCGTCATAATTTGTTGTTCCTATCGCTGTAGAAAATGTGTTATCAACAATTGCTACATTAAAAACAGGTCTTGCGATTGCTCCTGTAGCTTTAATATCAAAACCATCCATTGTAATAGGACAAGGAGCATATGTTCTTAGTGTGCTAGGCGAATTATAGTCATATAGTTGTAAAGAGGAACCATCAGAGTCCTCTCCTCGTGTAAAATATGCAAAAGTTCCATCTGGTTTTTCTACTTCAAAAAGTTCAACAAGTTCGGAACCTGGTGATTGTTTTTGGAAATCACTTACTAGTGTCATGATTCGTAAACTCTTCTAACGGTTGCACTTAAGCTATAAAAATTGTCATACGCCCAAGTTTGATTCCATTGTGAACATACACAGATAATTGTTTCTGTATCAGAACTTTCGTTACTATCTTCTAAATTAAATTTAAAGGTATCTACGCCTTTTAAACTTTCAAAAAATGCTACAAGATTATCAATCTCTGCTTTTGGTCGTGTGGTAAAAGACAAAGTCATAGTTTGGTCTAATATGTTGATTCCGTCTGCTAGTCGTTGCTCGTACCCATCTCCAAAATTTGCAAGCAGTACTCTTGGAGCATTTGATCGTGCAACTCCTTTATCAGGTTGTACAGGCGCAGAAAATCCTGCTATATTTCCATTGTCTGATCTATATATTCCAAATGCCATGATTTATTAATAAGGGCTCAATGAGCCGCCTGGTCGTTGTTGTTTTGCAATTTCTGTTTGTACTGCAGTTGAGATTGCTCTTCCTAGTGCGTACGCTTCTTTTCCAGCTCCTTCGGAACTAG